AGATCCCGGAAGACTGGAAAGAACTTTACGAACAACTAGATCAAAAAGGAAAACAAGAATTTTGGCATAGAATAATAAAAGAAATTTATTTGAATGAAGCCTTTGAAATTACTGGCTTTATATTTTATATCTAGGACTTGTACTAAGCAACTATTTCCTAGAGGTTAACATTAATTAGTACAAGTCTATTATAAAGGGCGATTAGAAATTCTAACCGCCCTTTATTTTACGCTTTTACAATCGCAGCGTCAAATCCTGCTGCTTTCAATTTTTCCTGCATGGAAATAGCATTTGCTTTGTTGCGATACGCTCCGACATGTAAAAGATAAATAGAATTTTTATCACCTACGCTTGTCTCTGATCCAGAAGTTGCAGCATCGTCATCAGATGTGTTATTGGATGGTTCAATGTACTGCTGTCCTGTAATTCCGTAAACAATCGCACTTGCCATGCTCTTATAATCATACAATGCTACATCGTCCTTATCATCCACAAAGCAACATTCAATCAGCATTGCCGGTGCTTTTGTTTTCCGGAGCACATACAGTTTCTTATTCGTTTTTACACCACGATTTTTAAATCCAAGCTTTGCGATCTCCATAGCTACGCTCTGCGCATAGTTTTTTGATTTACTGTTATCGCTGTAAATATAAACCTCTGTTCCGGTTGTCTTTTCGTTTCCGTTCATATCTTTAGCACCTGCATTAAAGTGGATAGATACATCAAGATCAGCCACATGAGCATTGCATTTTCCTACGATGTTACAAAGCACGTTATTTGCACTTGTGCCATTGTCAACCGTACAGTCATACACGGTATGCCCAAGACCTTTTAACTGTCTGATAACCTCATTTTTAACATTTCTTGCTTCTGTTGATTCCCGGATGATTCCGATAGCTCCACATGCTACTTTTCCGTCCGGGTTGTGTCCTGCATGTACGTTAATAACCATTCTTTTATTCCTCCTTCTTTTCAATATACTGCTTAAATAACTGGTGCAGTCCTGTGCTTGCTAAACCGCTGAATAAGCCACTTAATAAGATAGATGCTGTGATTGTCCATCCGTTGATCCAAATGGCTAAAAGCACACCTAATACCGCACAAATGGTAGGTATATACTTGTTGTCAACATCCTTAATCCACTTCTTCACGACATAGCCTACACAAAGGCAAATGCCTACGATTACCGGCACCATAAATTCTGTTAAAAATCCCAAATCTGTCATGTTTAAATCCTCTCTTTCTGCTTCAGATGAAGCTCTTCAATTTCGTGTTTCATCTTTGTGACCATTCCATTGCCGCCCAACGCATGATAGGCATTGTACATTTCCATAAAATTCTGGTAGGCATAGGATGGAATTTCTTTGAGAGCCATGTATTTATCATGGTACTCAATCAGTTGTACTCGAAGCAAAAGCATCGTTCCTCTGCTATTCGCATCTCTGTCTGACTTCTGATTTTTCAAAAGCCACACTATGTATCCCATTAATGCGGTCAGAACGATAGGCAAAGCAATCGTGTACGTTTCTTTTAACATCTCCATTGGATCATCTTCCTTTCTTTTGTATAATTCAATTATAATATTTCAGAATAATTTTTTGTTCCATTTTACTTCGCATAAACCAGAGTTTAAGTTTGTTAATTTCTAACACGTCTAAACACCATGATATTTATTTTATTATTGGCACAAATGCTGATGCTGTTGGTCATTATATATCAAACAGTGTATATTTACCAAGTGGATATAAAATATATTCAAACTCTATTCCAACCTATTGTGAATTGATTAGATTAGGAGATTTTTATTGTCTATCAACTAGTGTAAAAGAACTGAGTGGAACAGTACAAAAAGTATCGTGTACTATTAACAATTAGCATACAAATACACATTCGTCCGCCTCTGACGCAAGCGGAAATTCATATATGCTAAGGTTAACAGTCGATGGAAATCTTCAGATTTATTCAAATAAAACTGTCATAACGTCATATATTACCGGAAACATCACTTATTTATGATAATTTATTTTGTCCATATTATAGTCCATTGACTTCCGTCCCAATGCGTGTATTGAATATTACTCATTCCAAAAGAGATAGAATGAATATCATTACTTGAAAAAACAAACTGTATAGAAAATCTTCCAGTTGTAGCATCGTAACCATGAAGAATGCGATTTAATCCACCCAATATTGTTGCACTTGTGTAATATAAATTATTTATTGCATTTTTAACGTTAGTACCAACCGAAGATATTTCTTCGCTACCTAAACTCTGGTTTATCTCCTCGAACCCAGCCGCAATTCTATCTTCCAGATCATTCATGTTTGCAGCATTAAAAGCATCTCCTTCCTGCGAGATTGTGCCCTCATCCCTTGCAACTGTCACAAGATTTGTACTGCCATCTTCCATCGTAAGCCGTCGGCGATTAATATACTCTGCAATTCTATTTTTCCATGTTTTCTTTGTAAATCCCATAATATGTCCTCTCTTCCTATAATAATAGTCCGGTATCATCTCCGGCATATATCTCTGATCCACAGTAATAATTTAAGTTGTTAAGTAAAATGCCATACACATCTTCCAATATTTTCTCAATATCATTCATCTTCTGGTATGTATTGACTGGCATACTCGGTGTCTTAGGCGTGTCTCCATGAATCATGTACGCATTTCTGATAACCTCTGTGTTATTTATGACTGATATTAAAAATGTCTCATTTGGATGTTCTGGAACGTCTGCAACCGTAAGATTAAGTTCCAGAACATCTGATAATAACTTTGTGTTATTCTGGATTCTCTGCATATCTGATCGATTCAGTGCGCCTTTTATACCGACAGTCCATTCTGTTTTTTCGTCTACATTGAAGTTATCCCATCCTTTCTGTAACAACTCCAACACACGATCCACATCACTCTGTGACCGATCCGTCACTGTCTGCATCCACACCAGCATAAGCAACCACCTCACTTTTCAGACGTTCATTTTCTTCTTTTAAA